CGGTCAGATATTGAAGCCAACCTTCTATCTTACAGGGGTGTGACGGCCTGTAAGCGACCACACCACCCGGCTAGAGAAATCACCACTGTGAAAGAAAACTCTAGCTAGAAAGAGAGGAAAAGAAACGGACTTGCTCAAGGTCCGGACTATGTCACCTCCCTCTCATTCGGGTGCCATAGACTATTCAAGCAGAGCATTTCCCAATGCCCTACAAGTACAGCCACAAGACTGCAAAGCAGGTGCCAAGTCATAAGCGTGACCTGACAAATAATATGTATTAGTTAGAGTACCTCACAACTCATCCTTCTTTATGCCTGGGAAAGCAGAAAGATGAAGTGCGTGCTTGGCAGCAAAACCTGCGGCAGCAACGGCAGCCTTCGCTCTAACATAATACGGCTCCGAAGAATCCAATGCAATTCCGGCAAGTTCGGAGACAAATTGCCTATCAGCTATTCTCTCATTCGATTTACCAAGAGAATAGCCGAAGTCGTGCCACTGTGACGAGGCATCGACGGAATCGACAGGAGTAGCCCGAAAATTCTCCTGTAAATTTTGTTCATCCCAATCGTTGAAGCGACCGCTCGACTTCTTCGCCCCCGCATAGTAACCATGATAGTCAAAAATAGGTAACCAATGACGATCATTGCGGAGGGAATAGTCACCACTGACAACGTCGTTCTCATTACCACGAAAAGTGTTAATTCGAACTCGACGTCTCGAGGGCCGCTCTACGGGTTTCCCAACCCAGAAAAGGCATTTGGATCAGGCCAATCTCTAACTTTTCTTCCTCCGAAAGGTCTCGGAGGATCATCTGGTCGTGGTGTATCAAATTCATGGCCAGTATGTTCAGCTATACCACCCTCGCGTCGGTGACGAGTGATATTTTGCCATTTAGATTCGAAACTTGAGATCCTGTCAGCAAATGATTCATGAGCTGACTTCGAATCAGTTAGAGGTGGGCGAGAAACACCCATAGTAGGGGACAAGCGTAATTTTGTTTTATGCTCCGGGACGGCGGCGGCTGGGGCAAGCCGGCCTCCTCCCTAATACATGCGCATAGGCAAAATAGCTTGTTGGGGCAAGTTAACGGGCTTAGACAGCAAGAGAGACTTGTTACGAGATCGACGCGCGGTGATTTCTTCAAAATCATCAGCATACGGAGGTATCTGAGTCTTAACAGCATTCACCTTCGTTAGTCCCTCAACAATGTACACGAGGTCAATTGAATAAACAGTACTTGCTGGAAGACCTGAACCAACAATATAAGCACCCCACTGATAATTCACATTTCGTTGCGCAGTTGGAGTTTGCCACGCTTGAAGCGTCAGGTAATCCTGAGGGTAAGGAACAACATGAAACATTGATTGTCCTGACACACGCTCAGAATTTACTGTATTTTGTGCAGCAGCTAAAGACGCAAGTGGGGTGGCAAGGGGTGAATTAGTACCATTTGTAATCTGGTTTATGATAAACTCTCCTGAAAGGGCAGTATATGCTGCTGTTGGTCGAATAGTAGCACAGCAAGCAATAACTCTACATTGAGTATAAATACCTGCAATAGTAGCGGACTCATTATTTGTAAAAGCTGCAGTAGAGTAAGCAGTACCAGCTGCGTCAGCGTAATTCGTAGTCCAATTATAGACGTCAGCCTGGATATAAATACCAAAGACACCTGCAGCAGAAGAGCTAATATTAATAGTAGCCCTTCGTGACCATATCCCGCGCGCAATTGAGGAATCAGGAAAGCACACGGGATTGTTAACGTACAACTCAGGATGTTCCATTTGGTGCAATGCACGCGCAGCTGCTGAGGAAAGTTTACCAAACACATTTCCTTTAACGCTCAATTTGGCCACACGGGTTTCTAGGGCAGCAACCTTCCTTTCTAAAGTGCTTTCCCTTTTAGTTACAATAGAAACTTTACGTTTGACCTTTGAGACACGATCAGACTTAATTTTTGTGTTTGAGGGGGCTTTCTTAGGCTTTTGAGCCTGGGGCTTAGCTTTCTCGGGGACTTTCTTGGTAACTGGCATCGGATTATTTTATGTGGTTATAGTGCTTACAGATCAAGCCACATTATCCGTGACGCTCATAAAGAGCAGTGCGTTCCATTTTATTGTGGAAAAGTCGCTTATCCACATTGAAGCGTTCCATCATCCATCGTGCAAAATCATCAAGAACTTCAGATTCTTCGCACCAGTGATACTCATCGAGAATACCACACACTCGATCCCATGTCTCCAACACCACATCCGTTTTAATGGGATGCTTCATTAAAGAGCACAGGGCCTTTCTACCGTCAGGTAAAGGCATGAAATGACGTCCTACAATAAGGGAGTGTTGCGATAAGAACCCAAGCTCCGATGGGTGACGAAATAGCTTGTCTGGTGTCGTGACTTGCATTCCGAAATCTTCATAAATAACTTTGGCTATACGCTCAATCGTAAACCAAGGAATATCTGTCGAATGATCATTATCATCACCATAAAGCAATGCTTCTAAATGTTCATGTATGTCCGAATAATTATACTTTCCCGTTATTTTCATGAAAGCATAAATTAATAACACATAATTACACATTGTGTTAAACTCGGCTGTACCAAGCATACCAGACGGCATATTACAGAAGATCCTGTAAATATGACCATCTGGCATAACAACCAACGAGTACAATATGTCCTCAACACACTTTTCAAACTCAAGTTTTTCCTCATTAGTTAGGGAGGGCCACAGGTACTTTCGGACCAGATTAATTTGGGATCGAATAATGTACGCAAGCATTCGCATATCGAAGTGCTTGAAGTCAATTTCATTTCCGAATGGCAATCTACACAACCGACGTATCTTATCATCCCACCCGAGATAATATTTTGACATACCAACGGCTGAGAATGATGTGTTGTGTAGTTGAGAAAACGCATCAATAAATTTCTTGACATATTTTCCCCAAACAACATAGTGCTCAATAGGCGCAACAAGAAACAAGCGCCGACGGCCTTCAAGTATCTTGGACTTAGCAAGAAGCTCTTCTTTAATAACTCCAGACCAATACGTGATCGACTTAGGAAACTCACCGATCAAATTCCAAATTAGTCCATTTGAGATGCACTCCTCCTTAGAGTGACACCCGTTAAGGCTAGAAACAATACCAGCTGATGCAGCAAGATTAATGTCTTGT